GTAATCATATTATTTGTTGTACCGCCTCCACCGATTGCATTGTTTGGAATAATATTGCCACCTCTTGAACCCATTTGCAAAAGTTCAGGCCCTCTTTCTCCTACTAAGTAAGCTCCACCAGCAGAAACTGGCCCACCAACGGCTCTTTGTGTAATATTAAATGAGCCTTTGGGTAAATTCATAGGAATACCAGTTTGTCTTGAAGCTGCTCTTCCTAAGGCTTTTGAACTTGCAAGTTTACCTCCACCTCCACCTGTAAAAAGACCGACAAGTGCATTTCCTAAAAAATTTCCTAAACCAGTAACCGCTTGTTGTATTGCAACCTCAATAAGCTTTCTTTTTAATTGATTTAATACATTTATTGCTGCTTGTGCTAATGTTTGTGTTCCCATAACAGCGTCAGTAAGATTTTGAACAATTCCTTGCTCTACAGCTTGTCCTATCTCCATAAATTTTTCTTTTAATTTTTCGGCTGCTTCTTCTTTTTCCTTTATTTTCTTTTTTCCTTCATCTTGTGACTTGTTTTCGTTATTTAATAAATTCAAACGTTCTCTAAGTTTTGCAATCTCCTCATCTAATAGCCTCAATCTTTCCTGTTGCAATCCTGTTCCTCTTTTTTGTGATGCAACTTTTGACCTTTCTGCCTGTAGAGTAAGAATTGCCGATTCTAATTCTTTTTTACCTCCTTCTTCGACAAGTTTATTAAATTTCTTTTGTTCTCTATTATGTTGAATTAAAGCTGTCGTAACAAAACCAATTGTTGAAGCAATAGCTACAAAAGGTATAGCGTTAAGTGCAACAGCAGCCAAACCTCCCGCAAAAGCAACTTGTTGTAAACCTGTTGCAATGACTGGTAAAAGTACTGCTACCCCTTTTGCTGCTAAAGCAATAGCGGTAAAAATAGCTGCTGTTTGACCTATTGGTGAATTTAAGAAATCAGTTGCTGCTTTTGTTAGCTCTGTCAATCCTTTCACAACAGGCACAACTGCTGGAGCTAATAAATCACCAAATGCTCTTGATAAGTCTTCAGTAGAATTTGATAAATTTTTAAACACTTGAGTAGGATCATTTGCCAGTAAAGCCTTCAAAGATGCCCCACCATCAGACTCAATTTTTCGTAATGCTCTTAAGACAACATCGCTTGTCAACTTACCTTCTGATGCAAACTTTTTAAGTTCTCCAACTGTGACCCCTAATTCATCAGATATAGGAGCTAGCAGAGTTGGTATTTGTTCAGATATGCTTCTAAATTCATCTCCTTGTAATCTTCCAGAACCTAGTGCCTGTGCTAACTGCCTAAATGCGTTTGATGCTTCCATTGTTGAAGCACCAGCCAATTTAGCAGCCGTATTAAATCCAAAAAATGTACTTTTTATATCTTCTACACCAACTCCCAAAGGTTGTAATCTTGCTGTTATATCTGTGATACCTTCAAGAGCTTCGGTTGCACTAAGTCCAAAAGCTTTCTGTGCATCAGCAGCTACTTGCTGTGATCTTGCAAAAGTACCAGATGCTTTTGTTAACAAACGTAATCTAACGTTTAGTTTCTCAAAGTTAGCTGAAGTTCTTATTGCTTGTGTGCCTATAACAGCTATACCAGTTGCAGCAATTGCATTTCTTAATCCATTAAATGAACCTTGTAATTTATTAGTTCGAGCCTGTACTCCATTTAATGCCCTAGTAGCACCACTAGCATCAACTCTTAGTCTGACTACTGCCTCTGCCACAAATAAAAAAAGCCTTTATTATATATTACCTTGAATTGTGTTTTTGTCGTTGCATAGCTTTTCTTTCTTCGTCAAATTTATTTTCATAATATCCAGCCCAATATATCAACTCTTCCTGAGTAATAGATTTTCTTAGCTCTTGTATTGTTTTTCCTAATTCTGTTGCGAGAAAGAACTCAAAATTTAACCAGTTATCTCGCTTTAATCGTTTTTTGCTGTATCTATATCAAGCTTTATATCAAATAAAAATAATTCTATTTCATTTAAAACATTTTCTGGAAGTTCTCTTTGCAAATTAGGTGCATCTGCAAGAGCAAAAGCCTTTGTGCCATCTTCTAACTCTGCCATCTGGCAAAGAAGTTGAGTTGACACTGCAAGTGCTTCATCAGTACCGGCTACACTTTGTGCTTTTTGTCTATCAAATCTTGTTAATGGCTTGAAATATAAATCAACAACCTTTTCCCCTTTAGCATTTTTAAATTCATACTTTCTCCTTGTGGACATTTGATCCCCATAGGACTCAGTAATGAGATCAATAGTTCTTTTGTTTGGCATAAATTAAGTGCGAAGTATTTTTAATTTACTATATATCTGAAGTTATTGCACCTGAAGTCTGGAAGGTAATATTAATTTCTTGGATTTCGCCAAGTGTTGCTCCATATTCTGCATTAGTAATTATTCCAGAAAAGCCAAACTTTTTAGAACTTGCTGAACTATCTGGGAACAATTCAAACAAAGCGTCAGCAGCATCACCAGTTGTTAATACATCTTCAACAAATGCTAAATAATCTGAGTTTCCAGCATTGTCATAAATAAGTGTTGCTGAACCCTCTCCAGAAATAAGGCCACCAACAAAAGTTTTTGAGGTATCACCTTGGACTGTGGTTTCCTGAGTATCTTTAGTAATTGATAAAGACCAATTTCTAAGACCTGAAATATCAGCTTCTGTTCCAGCAGCGTTATGGAACATTATTTTACCGACATCACCTTTAAGGGCAGCCATAACAAAAAAAAGAAAGATTTATAAATATATTAACTCTTTTCAGTCTTTTTTACATCTTTTTTTGAATTTTGTTGACTCTCCATATATCTTTTGCAGTTAGGATCCCACATTCTAGAATCTCTTACACCTTTTACAGCTTCGATAGCATCAAGCATTTCTTCAGTAATTTCAAGTTTTGGCATGATTAGAGATCCTCGTAAATGTTAAAAGTAATTCTAATTTGTGTTTGAAACTTACCTTCTGGACTTGATGTAAGTATTTCAGGCCCTACAGGTGAATCAAAAATTACATTAGATACAGTCACTCTATTGTATAAGTCTCTTAGCCTTTTGCAAATTGTGAAGTTAGACCCTGCCCCCAAACCTTCCTCTGTAAATACATTTAATAAAACTAGACCAACAACATTATTATCTGAATCAGTTGTTCCTCCCATTGTTAGATATTCACCTGCACCAAAGCTTGTAATACACTGAACAAAAGTATCCTCTGCTGTAGAGTCAAAGGTCATATTGTTAAATACAACAGGGATTGCTGGGCTTGATGCAAGCTCTGTGGCTAACCTAGCCTCTATTGTGGATCTGACAGTGTTTAGATCAATAGCAGCCATTAAATACCCCTCCTAATCTGTTTCATAACATATTGCTCAAGTTCTTTTCCTATGAGTTCTGGAAAACCTGCTACAGTTTTTTGTCTTGTTCTGTATCTGCCTCCCCATGATGGTGGTAGGTTTACACCAAAACATACAGGTTCTGCGTAAACAACATTATTAGTTACTGTTCCTTGAAACTTTTTAATATCTGTCTGCCATGCTGCTCTCAATCTTCCAGTATCAACAGGTGTTGCTTTTTTTACTCTTCTTGTCCACTCCAAAGTTGTAGCAGCTACTAAATCAACAACTAATTCTTCAAAAAAATCATCAATTTCAGTTAATTTTATTTGTCTTGCCATCTTTACCTCAAGATAAGATCAAAACTAACAGCAGTATTATTTTGCTCATTCGTTATTACTTGAATAATTTTAAATTCAACACTACTTATAACAACTCTGTCTTTTGTTGTAGGTACAAAGGTTAAATCTCCAGCAGATATTGTAAGTAACTTATCCTGTGATTCAATCAAATCATTAACCTGATTTCTTGAAACATTACTTAATGCACCTTTAATCGTTGTATCAGATGTAGATTCTGTTATAGCTCCAGTAGTGGTGTTATATGCCCCTGCTGTGACCTGTCTGATAGTAACATCACCTCCAAGTTTACCCAGAGTTTTTGATGCAGCTTTTTTTAGTGCATTAGCAAGACTCATAATGAATAAGCTATGACCTGACCACTTGCAAGAGTGATGCTTGTAATAACACCTTCAATTTCAGTTGACGATTTCATTTCAATTCCATTTATTGTTGAAGAACCATTCTCTGTTAAGTTCTCAGCAACTAAAGTCACCTCTGCATTTGATAAACAATGCACCTTGCCAAATCTGCCTGTGTGGGCATTTGTATCTGTAATAATTAACCCTGCTGGGTATTGGTAGCCGTAGTTCACTTTAAGACCTCTTGATTGATAAGTTTGCTCTTCCACCTATTCTAATACCCATCAAGTAATGATCAACTATCGGTGGAATACGATCAATACCTACAGCCCCAAAGAATCTTGGAGTTACATTTATATTTCCAATACTTACAGCAGCAAAGTCCTCAAGGCCGCTTAATTCCAGTCCGTTCCTATTGTTGTTAAGATATACAGCCAAGATGACCTGTGCGTGTTTTACCCTGTCTGGGATTTCAGTATCAAGGTAATAATCAGCAACTAATCTATTTGGAAAGCTTAATCCATACAAGTTGGTGTATGTATCAGGTTTCCTTACTCCTGATCTAGGCCACTCCAAAGCTTGAGTATCATCTACCCTTGCTCCTAAAAACTTCTCTCTATCTATCCTTTGGGCTGCTGTAAACAAAGCACGATTTTTATTGTCGTTGCTTGAGCCGTCCCAGGCGGCAGCGTCATC